TCACGTTGTAACCCGATGATTTTTTCCTAAGGAAGAGCAGTGCACACCCATCCCGCAGTTGTCTATGGCGCCAGTACGTTCCCGGCGCCCGCCGGAAAGCGATTCCTGCCGCCGTCTGCTGTGGCGGCTTGCAAGACCTTCCGCGAGGCCGTGCGCCTTGCCTGGGAACACCGGGCCCGCCCGAACATGACGCAGCGCAGCCTGGCCGAGGAATGCGGCCTGTACGCGCCGCACGTGAGCAGCTACCTGCACCCCGAACCGCTCGACAACAAGAAGCGGCCCCGGCTTGACCTGCCGGCGGACTGCATCGACGCGTTCGAGGAGGCCGTGGGCAATCACGCCATCCGCCAATACCTCAACCATCTGGGCCGGCTGACCATCATGGAAGAAGTCATCGCCCAGAGGGCCGCATGACCTATGACGAAGCTCTCGAAATCGCCCGGCGCGCCCTTGATGAAGCAATGCGCCTGCACGGGCAGGACCGCGTCAAGGTCTACGAAGAAATGCGCCTGCGCGAGCAGCAGGACCCCGAGCTGGAGCGCGCGATGAACGTCATCGGCCGATTCACCCAATTTTCGACGAGGCACTGATGCGCGCGCGCCTGCTGAATCCGAAGTCTTTCTTGCTGGTCGGGCCGAGCCAGCTGTCGGCGCTGCTGGATCTGCTGCCTCGCCTGCCGCTCGATGCAGAGCGTCCCTACGAGGTTCTGATCCGCGAGCGCCAGAAGCCGCGCTCGCGCGCCCAGAACGCGTTTTCCCACGCCTGGTACGGCGAGATCGCCCAGGCGCTGCCCGAAGATGATGCGCTGGGCTGGAAGTGCTACTGCAAGCTGCATCACGGGGTTCCGATCCTGCGCGCCGAGGATGAAGAGTTCCGCGCCGCCTACGACGGCTCCATCAAGCCGCTGCCCTACGAGAAGAAGCTGATCGCCATGCGGGTGTTCCCGGTCACGTCGCGGATGAACACGCGCCAGCTGACCAAATACGCCGATGCGGTGCGCGACGACTTCGCCGCCCGCGGCGTCATCCTGGAAGTGAGGGGCGACTGATGCTCAAGCGCTCCGCACCCCTGACCCGCAAGACCCCGCTGCGCGCCACCGGATTCCGGCGGGCCCTCCAGGCCTTCGCGGGGAAAGACCGGCAGCCCACGCTGCAGCGTGCCCCCATCAAGCGCCGCGCGCCGAAGAAGCGCCCCGGCCACGAACCGAAGTACCTGGCCGCCTGCCGCGGCGAGCGCTGCTACCTGCAATTCGCCGGGTGCTGCAGCTACGAAGGCGACCCCACGGTCGTGCCTGCCCATCAGAACGAAGGGAAGGGCATGGGCCTGAAGGTCAACGACAAATTCACCGTTCCCGCCTGCTTCCACTGCCACACGCTTTACGACCAGAGCGGCATTGACCGCGAGGTCAAGCGCGCCACCTGGGATTGGGGCTACACGCGCTGGGAACCGGTGCGCGCCCAGAAGATGGCCGCGAACAGCGACAAGTTCAAGGAGGCGGCATGAAGCGCCCGTCATTCCAGTTCTACCCCGGCGACTGGACCGGGAACAGCAACCTGCGCCGCTGCACACATGCGGAAAAGGGCGCCTGGCTGGACATCATGTGTCTCATGCACGACCAGGAAGAATACGGCGTCCTGCGTTGGCCCATGAAGGAGATCGCACAGGCGGCCGGCTGCCCGGTGGCGCTGGTGAAGGGGCTCGTGGCCAAGGGCGTGCTGAAGGGCGACGACAAGGTGCTCGACGAGCCCTTCGTCTACACGCCGCGCAGCGGCCGCAAGGATGGCGAACCCGTCACCCTTGTCACCCCCCAAGATGGCCCGATCTGGTATTCCAGCCGCATGGTGAAAGACGAGTATGTCCGCACCATTCGCGGCGAAGGTTCGCGCTTTGGTGATGGCAATGATGCAGCATCTAAGGCAGCACCAAAGCAACCATCTAAGTCTTCACCAAAGCCCCCCTTTGGTGACGGCTCTTCTTCTTCATCTTCTTCTTCTCCTTCGGGTAGTTCAGTAGGACCTAACGGTCCTCCTGACGCTGGCGCGTCGAAGCCCCAGGCTTTGCCAGAAGGGCTCACGCCCAGCGAATCCCTGTTCCAGGTTGCTGTCCCCTGGCTGGTAGCCCGTGGCATGAAGGACGGAAATGCTCGTTCCCTGCTGGGCGGCGCGGTCAAGCAGCTTGGTGCCTCTGGTGCCTGGGAACTGGCATCCGAGTGCATGCGCACCGAGGTCATGGAACCGGGCGCCTGGCTGTCCAAGGCGCTGAACGAGCGCATCGCGCGCCAGCCCAGCCGGCGGCCCGGCTCGGGCCTGCCGCCCCAGAACACCGAAGCCATCAACGCCGAGGCCAAGCGGCTGCTGTTCGGCGATGGTGGCGCGCGGCCCCAGCACCAGGAGGTGATCGATGTCTGAGCAGGATTTCGATGATTTCGCGCGGATGCTCGACGACGTGGCGGAGCTGCGCCAGCTGCAGCCGCTCTCGGCCCGCGCCAAGGCGCTTTTCTTCCAGGCCGTGCGCCGCTACCCGATGCAGCTGGTGGAGCGCGCCATCCAGGCCCATCTGGTCGACGCCGAGGCCGGCAAGTTCCGCACGATGATCCAGCCCGCGCACATCGTGGCGCAGATCGAGGGCGCGGCGGCGCAGGACGGCCGGCCGGAGGCGGATGAGGCGTGGTCGATCGCCATGCAGGCCGACGACGAGGCCGTCACCGTGGTCTGGACGGACGAAATCGCCGCGGCGCTGACGGTGGCGCGGCCTGTGCTGGCGCGCGGCGACGAGGTTGGCGCCCGGATGGCGTTCAAGGCGGCCTACGGCCGGATGGTCAGCAAGGCCCGCGCCGAGTTCCGGCCGGTGCGCTGGGTGGCATCCCTGGGACATGACCTCGCGCAGCGCGAGGTCGTCTTGCAGCACGCCGTGGATCTGGGCCAACTGCCGGCGCCGCACGTGGCCGGCCTGTTGCCGCCGCCGGCGGCCGAGCTCGGCATTCCCGACGATGCGGTCGCGGCCGAGAACATCCGCAAGTTGCACCAGATGCTGGCCAAGGCCATCACGCCGTCCGAGAAGCGCCGACGCGAAGCCGAAGCGGCCAGCCAGGCCGAGCGTGACCGCCTCGACGTCCTGAAGGCCGAGACGGCGGCCAAGGTCGCCCAGCACCAGCAAGGGGCCCGCGCATGAGCAGCTACGCCGAAGCCAGCGCCGCCGTGGGCGGAAGCGAAAGCGGGGGCTATGGCGTCTGCGCTGCCTTCGGCTGCTGCCTGCCGGGCACGATGAGCGCCAGCACCCAGGGCGGCAAGGATTGGCACTGCCGCCTGCACTTCGGCGCGCCGCGGTCCGAGTTCGACGACATCAGCGCGCGCGCCCAGAACCGCAAGGCCCTGTTCCTGGCGGCCTACTGGCTCGTGAATCGCCCAAAGGGCGACACCGTCAGCCGCAAAGTGCGCGATCGCATCAAAGCCCTGGGCCGCGCCGACCTGCTGGAGAAGGTGCCCAGCGTGCGCGGCGTCACCGCCTACCACCTGGGCGTCCACATGCTCCGCGTGCTGGGCGACGAGTGCCGCCAGCCCCAGGAACACATGGGCACCCCGAAACGCGCCGGCCAGGGCACCACCTGGCTGGACCAGACCCAACCCGAGGAAACCGACGCATGAAAGAGCCCGTTCACGTCGCCGAGGACATGCCGGCATTTTTTGACCACCTCCGCATGTCGCAGCGTTACCCGCTGCAGCAGGCCACCTGGTCCACCAACCTGAGCGAGATGTTCTCTCGCATCCGCCGCGCCTACCGGCAATTCCAGGTCCGGGTCGACGCCGGCCTGGAAAGCTGGGCGGGAGAGAACCAGTACGCCGTCGGCGACTGGGTGCTGATCTTTTCGCCGATCGAGCAGGAGGCCTGGTATCACATCCGCCGCGCCAGCCTGCCCATGTGGCCGCAGCTGCCGGTGGCTGGCTTCTTCGTCGACTTCGGCAACCCCATCGCCAAGGTGGCCCTGGAATGCGACGGCGCGCAATTCCATGACGCCCGCAAAGATGCCGCGCGCGACCGCAAGCTGGCCGCCCTCGGCTGGACGGTGTATCGGGTGCCAGGCTGGCAGTGCCTGCGTGACGTGGAGCTGCCGGCCAGCTACGACGACATGCACCCGGACGACCGCCAGCAGGTTCTCCACGACGCGCGCGCCAAGACCATTCTGCCTGTGATCGACCAACTGGCCCGCCACTTCCCCGCCAAGGAAACCATCTGATGAACGCTTCACCGAACCTCACCGACCCCTACGACCCGATGGCCGGCACGCTGGCGGGCAGCTACGCGCGCGCGGGAGCCCCTACCGCCGAGCTGGCAAAAATCAACATCGAGCCGGCGGACCCCTGGGCGCGGCCGGAAATTGCCAACTTGCGCAATTCGTCAAACTCGGCCTCCGAAGAGGCGCCGGCGCCGAACGTCAACATCCTGGCGCTGGACCTGGGCACGAAGCTGGGCTGGGCGGTGCGCAGCCGCGATGGCCGAGTCGCGCATGGCACCCAGGTGTTCACGCCGCGCGCGAGCTGGTCGCGGGGCCAGCGCTGGCTGCGCGCGAGGTCGTTCCTGTCCGAGCTGATCACGTCGCGCCAGGTGCATGCCATCGCATACGAGGACGTGAAGCGCCACATGGGCACTGACGCGGCCCACGCCTACGGCGCATTCCTGTGCTTGGTGGAGATGCTGGCCGACAGCCACCGGCTGCGCCTGTTGCCGGTAGGCGTGAAGACGATCAAGAAGCACTGGACAGGGAATGGCAACGCCGACAAGGCCGCCATGGAAGCCCAGGCGCGCGCCCGCGGCTTCCGCCCGGAATCGGACAACGACGCCGACGCCCTGGCGATCCTGCACTGGGCCGTGGCGCAGGAGCGCAAAGCATGAACACCACCCACGAGCAGACCGCGCGCAACGCGGAAATCGTCTCGCGCCGCCTGGCGGGCGAGTCCACCGGCGCGCTGGCGCTGGAGTATCAGGTCACGGCCACGCGCATCGCGCAGCTGGTGCGCCGCCACCGGGAGAAGGCCGGTGAGATTCCGGCCAGGCCGCGCACCAAAGCGCCCGCCGGGCGGGAGAAGCCGGCCGATCGAATCCAGCCGCGCCTGCGCAAGGTCGAGCTGGGCCTGTGGCTGTGCGCCGGCGGCGGCATCGAGCGCCGCGGCGAAACGCCCTCGGCGGCGTACGACCGCTGGCTGAACGCGGCCATCACTGCCCACGTGGCCGCCCACTTCGCGCCGCATGTGCGGAAGACAGCCCGGCCGGAGCGGCCGTACACCGGGCCTGTCACGGTTGTGCCTGGCACGAAGGTGGCGCCGCGAGCATTCGCCCTGTCGCCCGCGATGGAGATGGTCGCCCAGCGCGCACGCGCTGCGCAGGAACCACTGCATTCGCTGGCCGGCATCCAGGAGCGTGCCGCATGAGCTGGGCCACCCAATCCGAGCGCGGCGATCCCGCCAAGCTGCTGGAGCGCCGCCAAGAACCGCCGCCGGCGCGCACCTGCGCGGGCTGCAAGGAAATCCGCGTCGTCCCCAACCCCTTCGGCGGCCGGCGCGTGCTGCGCTGCGCCCTGGGTGAAGAAATCGGCCAACGTTGTTCGAAGTACGAGGAGCGCACCGCGCCATGACCATTCCCAAACTGCTGCTGGACCGCCTGCCGGCCGACTTCCACGAAAGGCTCGAGAACTGGGGGGCTGTGATGCGCGATCGTCCCTCCTTCTCGGTCTCGCCCACGTATCAGGTGTGCCAGGAACTGGCCCGCAGGGCGGGCAAGCTACCGCGTGGCGAGGACAGCGAGCAGCCGCGACCGGAGAAGGACGAGGCGGATGCGGAGTTGATCGAGGCTTGCTGGCGCACCGCGGCGGGATATCGAGGCCTGCCGCGAGAAACAGCGCTGTTGCGGTCCTACTACGTTCTGCGACAGCCGCCGGCCATCATTTGCCGGATGCAGGGGATGCGGGTGCGGGAATTCGACGACATTCTGGTCCGGGCCGTTCACGAATTCGAGCTCTATGTTGCCAAGTTCGTCTCCCGGGTGCATAATCCTCCTCAATCCGTGATGACTACCGTCTAACGACGAGACTGATGCCCGTAGGCGGATGTCGCGTTTCCGGAAGAAAAGCCCCGAGCCAATGGCCGGGGCTTTTTGCATTGCGGGCGTCGTCGTCTGAACGTGATCGAACTGACGACATAGGTGCATCTGCACCTTTTGTTTCCAGAGAGCAGGGGCCAGAGAGAACCGTCCGCCGGGCCGCATGGGCACCGGCTGGCAGACGTCACGCTCCGGCCTCTGCTCTGTGGGAACAGCCGCCGCAATCGACCAGACAGCAGTGAGCCGCCGCGGCCGCTGCGCGCGGGGATGGCCCCGTACAACTGGCTCCGACCGGCGCCGCCCGAAGTCTCCCTGCGCCACACAGCGCCACGTGCAACGCGTGCTTGGGGGAGGGGCCCCACACCAACAACACCCCCATGAGTCGCCTCAGCTGGCCTGGCGCCCGCGCAGGGGCAAATGCGCGGGGCACTTCTTTCCGGTCTTGTAGCCGGCGGCCAGCACGACGAGAACCGCCGCGCCCAGCCCGCCGTGGCGGGTAGTCGGATGGGGGCAACCGAGAATTCCATGACCGAAGCAAAGAAGAAGCCCGACTGGGAGCGGATCGAATCCGACTACCGCGCCGGTCTGCTGTCCGTACGCGAGATCGCCGCGTCCCAAGGCGTGTCCCATGTGGCCATCGCCAAGCGCGCCAAGAAGGAAAGCTGGCAGCGCGACCTCAACGCCCGGATCAAGGCGAAGGCCGACGCGCTGGTTACCAGCCGCACGGTTACCAAGGAAGTTACCAGCGAGCAGGCGGTAACTGACCGGGCGATCGTTGAGGCCAATGCCGAGGTAATCGCCAACATCCGGCTGGCGCATCGAAGCGACATCCGCCGCGCTCGCGCCCTCTGCATGTCATTGCTCGACGAACTGGAAGCGGAGACAGGGGACATCGGTCTGTTCCGCGAACTGGGGGACATCCTCCGCAGCGAGGACGACAAGGGCCAGGACAAGCGCAACGACATCTATCAGAAGGTGATCTCCAGCGCGGGACGGATCGACAGTATGAAAAAGCTGGCCGAGACCCTGAAGAACCTGGTGGGCATCGAGCGGGAAGCCTACGGCATTGCCGAGGCCGCCAAGCTCGAATTGAGCAATCCGGACGGCAGCCTTTCCCAGAGAGGCCGAAGTCTGGCTGACTTCTACAGGGATATCGGTGTTTCAGCTCAATCCGGCGCTCAGTGACTTCTGGCGGACGCCAAAGCCGTACAAGCTGCTCAAGGGCGGCCGGTTCTCGTCCAAGACGCAGGACGCCGGCGGTATGGCTGCCTTCCTGGCGCGGAACTACTCCGTGCGGTTCTTGTGCCTGCGCCAGTTGCAGAACCGCATCGCCGACTCTGTCTACACGGTCGTCAAGGAGAAGATCGAGGCGGCCGGCTGGCGGGACGAATTCGACATCGGCGTGTCTACCATCAGGCACAAGCTGACCGGGTCGGAGTTCCTGTTCTATGGCCTGGCCAGGAACATTGAGGAAATCAAGGGGACTGAAGGTGTCGACGTCTGCTGGATCGAGGAGGGCGAGGGCCTCACGGAGGATCAGTGGTCAATCATTGACCCGACCATCCGTAAGGAAGGGGCCGAGGTGTGGGTGCTGTGGAACCCGCATCTGATCACTGACTTCGTGCAGGCCAAACTGCCGGCGCTGCTGGGTGATGACTGCATCATCAGGCACATCAACTATCCGGACAACCCGTTCCTGTCGGCGACGGCCAGGAGAAAGGCGGAGCGGCTGAAAGAGGCGGATCTGGATGCGTACCGGCATATCTACCTGGGCCAGCCGCTTTCGAGCGACGATGCCTCGGTCATCAAGTTCCATTGGATCGAGGCCGCGGTTGACGCGCACCTAAAGCTCGGGATTGAGCTTGGAGGAGCCAGGACTGTTGGCTATGACGTGGCCGACTCCGGGGCAGATAAGAACGCCTGCTCGGTGTTCGACGGCGCTATCTGCGGCGAGCTTGACGAGTGGGCGGCCCCCGAGGACGAACTGAACCAGTCGACGAAGCGCGCCTGGGCGCACGTCCGAAACGGCATCCTCGTGTACGACTCCATCGGCGTTGGCGCCCACGTGGGTTCCACGCTGGCGGATGCGGGCATCAGGACGGGATATCACAAGTTCAATGCTGGCGGGGCTGTCATCAGTCCTGAGAAGGAATACGCGCCGAAGATCAAGAACAAGGAAAAGTTCGAGAACCTGAAGGCTCAGGCCTGGCAGGACGTCGCCGATCGACTGCGGAACACCTACAACGCGGTGACGAAAGGAATGGTCTTTCCTGCCAGTGAGCTGATCAGCATCAGCAGCGGCATCGCCAAGCTCGAGCAGCTGAAGATTGAGCTGTCGGCGCCGCGCAAGCGGTACAGCAAACGCGGTCTCGACATGATCGAGACCAAGGAAGAAATGGCCCGGCGCGGTATCCCGTCGCCCAACCTGGCCGACTCTTTCATCATGGGCGCATGCCCGCACCTAGTTGAGCGCAAGCGCGGATTCTTCGGATGAACTTCCTTCGTACCCTGTTCGGCCGCGGGCACCAGCCCGACAGCGGCAAGCCCATGGGCGCCCCGCCGGCGCCGCGCCGCCGTGCTGGCCTGTTCTCGACTCACCCGCTGGGCGAGAAGGTCCGGCCGGCGTTCGAGTTCCCGCAGTTCGAGCAGCCCGAGGGCGCACCCAGCGTGGCATCGGACAACGGCTACATCGGGGAGCGCCCGACGCCCAAGATGGCCAGCTTTACGCCTGTCAACGAGGCTCAGCTGGGCTTCTACGCGGCCGGCGCCATGTTCATCGGCTACCAGGCGTGCGCCATGCTGGCCACGAACTGGCTGATCGACAAGGCCTGCAACATGCCGGCGCGCGATGCGGTGCGCAATGGCTACCTGCTGATGTGCGGCTCGGACGAGGTCGCGGCGCGCCTGATGGCCCAGGACAAGAAGTACGCGGTCAAGCGCCACCTGCGCGAGCTGGTGCATTTCGGCCGGGTCTACGGAGGGCGCATCGTGCTGTTCGACGTCCAGTCAGCCAACCCCGAGGAGTATTACAAGGCGCCGTTCAACCTGGACGGCGTGCAGGCCGGCACGTACCGCGGCATGTCCCAGATCGATCCGAACTGGCTGACGCCGGTGCTGACCGAGGACAACCTGAACGACCCAGCCAGCCAGAGCTACTACGAGCCGACGTTCTGGCGCATCAAGGACCGGCTGTATCACAAGTCGCACCTGCGCATATTCGTGCCGTACCCGGTGCCGGACTACCTGAAGCCGCACTACCGATATCTGGGTGTCAGCGTGCCGCAACGGATCATGGAGCGGGCGTACTGCTCCGAGCGGAGCGCCAACGAGGGCCCGCAGCTGCTCATGACCAAGCGTCTGACGTCGATCGGCGTCGGGGATGGCGCGCTGAGCAACCGGGCCGAGCTGGCCAAGAACCTGGCGCACTGGGTGGACTTCCGCGACAACTACGGCGTCCGCGTCGGTGGCGCGGATGAAACCATCCAGCAGTTCGACACGGCGCTGGCGGACGTGGACACGGTCATCATGACCCAGTACCAACTGGCCGCGTCGGTGGCCGAGGTGCCCGCCACCAAACTGCTGGGGACCCAGCCCAAGGGGTTCAACGCCAGCGGCGACTATGAGCGCTCTGTGTACCGAGAGCACCTGGAGAGCATCCAGACCAACGACATGACCCCGCTGCTGGAGACGCATTACCAGCTCCTGGCCAAGTCCGAGGGAATCGCGCTCCCGGCGGAAATCGCCATCCAATGGTTGCCGGTGGACAGCCCGACCGCCAAGGAATGGGCCGAGATCGACAAGATCAAGGCCGACCGGGACGGGGTGCTGTTCAACACGGGGGCCATCGACGCCGAGGACATCCGCAACCGTCTGCGCGAAGACCGCGAGGGCGATTACCACAACATCGAAGAAGCCGAGTTCGTTGATGGCCAAGAAAATGGTAACGAAGCGGCGCCAGGCCTGGGGGCAGCAGCAGCAAGCAACCCAGTTCAAGGGCGCGGCGCTGGCCTACCCGGTAGCAGTTGAGGGGCGCTACCGGGCGAGTCTGGCGTCGATGATCGACGGCATGCTGGCCGAGTACGACAAGGCTCTGCGGGGCCTGTACAAGGCCAACCCCGAGGTCACCCAGGACGAGAGCGTTACCACCCAGGCGCGGCGCATCCTGGCCGACCTGGGGCGCAAGTGGGCCAAGGTCTTTGCCGAGAAGGCGGGTCCGCTCGCGAATCGCACGATCGGCCAGGTCGACAAGTTCTCCAAGCAGAACCTGGGCGCATCACTGCGGGACATGTCCGGCGGGCTGACCATCAAGACGTTCCAGATGCCAGCGGCGCTCTACGACAAGGTCCTGGCCAGCACCGCGGAGAACGTCGCGCTGATCAAGAGCATCCCCGCGCAATTCCAGGAGCGCATACAGGGCATCGTCCTGCGTTCTATCCAGTCCGGGGGGCAGGGCGCGGGCCAGATCTTCGACGAGATCCAGAGCCTGAACCAGGTGACCCGGAACCGGGCGAAGCTGATTGCCGTGGACCAGACGCGCAAGATCACCTCGGCGATGAACGAGGAGCGGATGAAGGCGGCAGGCGTCAAGCAGTTCGAATGGATCCACAGCGGTGGCGGCGCCGAGCCGCGCGAGTTGCACCTCAAGTACGACGGCGAGATCTTCGACATGGACAACCCGCCAGTGATCGAAGACCGTGGAAAGCACAAGGGCCAGAGGGGATTCCCTGGCGAATTGATCAACTGCCGATGCCGGATGCGTCCGGTCATCGATTTCGCACAGTATCTCGATGAGCAAGCGACAAACTGACGTCAACGGCTACCTGCTGGTGCGCGACAACCCGATCACGAAGGTCGGGGTGTTTCCGTACCTGGGCCGCGAGATCGGCGCGCCCGATCCTGACCGCATCTACCAGGTGTATCGGCCCCAGGAGGAGCTGGAAAAGCCCGAGACGATCGCGTCGGCCAACCTGGTGCCCTGGATCGACGAGCACGAGTTCCTGGGCAAGGACGGCACGGCGCCCGAGAAGAAGGGCGTGCAGGGAACCACGGGCGAGACGGCCCGCTTCGAGTATCCGTACCTGCGAAACAGCATCCGAGCCTACTCGGATTTCATGAAGAACCTCATCGACCGCGGGAAAGTGGAGCTTTCGCCGAGCTACCGCTGTCGGTACGAATTCAACGAAGGCGTGTTCGACGGCAAGCGGTACGACGCCATCCAGCGCGACATTCGCTTCAATCATCTGGCATCCGTGAAAGAGGGCAGGACGGGGCCGGACGTGGCTGTACAAGACTGCCTCACCATTACCTACGACTCAGCGGAGTTCATCAAAATGGAATTGACCCCCGAAATCCTCGAACAGATTCGGGCGTTGATCGAGCAGGTGCTGGCGGACAAGGCCGCCGCCGCTGGCTCGGACAACGACCCGGAGAAGAAACCCGGCGCAGACGCCGACACGCCGGCGGCTCCTGCCGCGCCCGCCACGGTGACGCCGGAAGCCAAGGCCGCTGTCGAGCAGACCGCCAGCGCGGCCGAAGAAGCGGCCAGTGCTGTCGAGTCGGCCGAGGCCGCCATCCAGGAAGTGCAGACCGCGCTCGAGGAAGTGGAAGCGGCCGCCGAAGAGGTGAAGGCCGCGCCGACCGCCGACAGCCGCAAGGCGCTGGACGCGGCGCTGGCCAAGCTGGGCACCGTCAAGAACAAGATCGCGGCCCGTGCCGCGGACGCCCAGGTCATGGGAATGATTGGCACGCTGCGGACCGAGATCAAGGCCAATGACGCCTCGGCGGTGGTCCGCCAGATTGCTGAGCGCGACGCGCTGGTCAAGCGCGTGACGCCCTTCATCGGCGCCTTCGACAGCGCGCTGCTGGCGTCGGCCGACCACGTCGCCAAGTACGCGGTCAAGAAGCTGGGCCTGAAGGCGCAGGACGGCGCCGAGCTGGCCATGCTGGAGGGCTACCTCCAGGGTGCCAAATCCGACGCCGACAAGATCGTCAGCGATTCCAAAACGGTGCGCGCCGAAGATACGGCCGCCAAGCTCTGGAGCGACAAGAAATGATCCCGAACACCGCACGAACCTACCTGCTGTCCGGCATCCCGGGCAACATCAGCCATGACGGCCCGACCCGCGCCGCCTCGGCCGTGATCGACTCCGCCACCGAGACCAACAACGTCTTCGGCCGCGCCTTCACCTACAAGGCCGGAACCGACGACGTCGAGGTGGGCGGCACCGGCGCCTTCGCCGGCATTCTGATCAACCCGAAGGCCTACGCGATCGACGTCGAGTACGCGCGCAACGCCACGGTCGGGGAGTTCCTGACCATGGGCGAGGTCTACGTCCAGCTGGGCAACGACGGCAACATCGGCGACCCCGTGTCGTTCAACGCGACCACCGGCGTGATCTCCGCCGGCGAAACCGGCACCGTCATCCCGGGCGCGCACATCGCCCGCCACGAACCCAGCGCTGAGACGCCGCGCCTCGCGGTGATCGCCCTGAACGGTCTGGTGAAGCTGCCGACCCCGCCGGTCACGCCCTGATACAAGGAAACTACCATGGCACAAACTCAATCCAAGGTGCACATGCACATGAACGGCCGCCTGGCCGTCCAGCGCGGTGCGGTGAAGGTCGGCAAGGACGCCAAGATCGGCTTCGAAGACCTGGACAATCTGGGCGTCGGCCTGCGCGCGATGGATTCGGCCCTGACCGGCCCGGCCGTCACCAGCGGCGCCATGCTCTCGCACATGCTGCAGACCTGGCTGCCCGGCACGCTGCGCGTCGTCACCCAGGTGCGCAACATCGACGAGATCGCGGGCATCACCACAGTGGGCCGCTGGGAAGACGAATCTATCAACCTGCGCGTGGCCGAGCCGGCCGCCAAGGCCGAGCTGTACGGCGACACGACCAACATCCCGCTGGCCGACTACCGCCAGTCCATCGAATCGCGCGGCCTCGTGCGATTCGAGCAGGGTTTCCAGGTCGGCAAGCTGGAAGACGCCCGCCAGGCTGCCATCGGCTACCAGGCCGCCGACGAGAAGCGCCGCGCCGCGACCGAATCGCTGGATATCAGCCGCAACCAGGTGGGCTTCTACGGCTTCAATCAGCCCGAAACCAACGTGTACGGACTGCTGAACGATCCCAGCCTGCCGGCCTTTGTCTCGGCCAGCACGCCCTGGCTGACCGCGAACTTCGACCAACTGGTCGCCGAGTTCACGGGCATGTACAACCAGCTGGAAACCCAGATGGGCGGCGATCTGAAGGACTCGGCAAAGCTGCAGTTCACGATTCCGACCGGTTACCGCTCGATCTTCAGCGTGTACAGCCCCGCCGCCTCGGGCATGACGTTCCGCCAATGGCTGAACGAGAACTTCCCGAACCTGCGCGTGGTGACCACGCCTGAATTCAAGGACGCCAACGGCGGTCTGGACGTGGCCTACCTGTTCGTCGAGAACGCGGCCGAGCAGGACGACTCGGACATCACCAGCGCCAGCCTGATCCAGGCGGTGCCGGTGCGCTACCAGGTCCTGGGCAGCGAAAACCGCATCAAGGGCTACATCGAAGACGCCGGCAACGCCACGGCGGGCATCTTCGTGCTGCGCCCCTGGGCCTTCGCGCGCAAGACCATCAGCGCCTCCTGATAGGCGCCCATCGAACTAGGGCCGGGGGAACCCGGCCCTTTTCATTTCCGGAGTTGAAATGGACCGCATCTATATCTACAGCACGCTCAGCAACGACCAGCGTTACCAACTCAAGGATGGCCGCTCGGTGCTGATCGCCGGCAAGGCCAACGTCGCCAACAAGCAGCTCGTGACGCCCAAGGGCATGGCCACCGCCATCTCCGAAGACGAGTTCAACCTGCTGCAGGAGAACATCGTGTTCAAGGCGCACGCCAAGAACGGCTTCGTGGCAGCCAGCCACGACCGCGTGGACGCCGAGGCGTTCGCGGCGCGCGAGCTCGCCGGCGCCGACAAGTCCGCCCAGGACACGCCGGCCACGGCCAAGAAGCGCAACGCCGGCGGCGCCAGGGTCCAAAACGCCGAGGCCTGACATGGACTTCCCGCTGGCGAAGTTCCGGATCTTGTTCCCCATGTTCAACGCCATCTCTGACGACGTGGTGCTGGCCGTGGCGGAGTGGGCGCAGTGCTACACCAGCGGGCGCGGCTGCAAGTGCGACGAACAGCTGTGGATGCTGATCACGGCCCACCTGCTGCAGCTGCGACTAAATGCCGAGAATGGCAATGCCGCGGTCCCAGGTGCGCTTGCATCGGCCACCATCGACAAGGTCAGCGTGTCGTTCCAGGCGCCGCCGGCGACGGATTCGTGGTCCCACTGGCTGAACCTGACGCCATACGGACAGCAGTTCCTGGCGCTGTCCAAGAGCTGCGCGGCGGGCGGCCTGTACGTGGGAGGCCTGCCCGAGCGCGCGGCGTTCCGCAACGTGGGCGGCCTGTCCATCCGGGGCGGGAGATTCCGATGAAGGTTGTCCGCAAGGGTGGCACGGAGAAGATCCAGGCCACGCTCAAGAACGTAGGCGCCAAGCAAATCCGGGTGGGATTCTTCCCCGAGTCGAAGTACCCGGACGGCACGCCGATCGCCTACGTGGCCGCCATCCAGGAGTTTGGCTATCCCCAGGGGAACATCCCGGCGCGGCCCTTCATGCGGCCCACCGCGGAGCAGAAGAAGTCGGAGTGGGGCCGCCAGATCGCCGGTGCGGTGCGCGGTGCGATCGACGGCAAGGTGGACGTCGTCCAGGCCTTTGAGGCGCTGGGCGGACGAGCAGCCGGCGACATCGCGCGCACCATTTCCCGGGTGACTAGCCCGCCCCTGATGGAGTCGACATTGCAGGCCAGGCAGGCCAGGAAGAAGACCCCGGGTGTTTCCAAAAAGCCCCTCGTCGACACCGGCCAGATGATCGACGCGGTCAACAGCGTGGTGGAGGATAAATCGTGATTCCAGGAATCAACCTGCTCGGCATCGCCGCCGGCGTGATCGCGCAACAGGCGCCGCTCTGGCTGAAGTTCAAGGCGCGCACGCAGAACGAGCGCGGGCAATGGGTCAACGAGTACGAGCCGCCCCAGCCTATCCAGGGTTCCTGGCAGCCGGTTGGCGAGTCGACAGTCCGCGACCTGGGCCTGGACACGGCCAAGCGCTACCACAACCTCTACACATCGCACCCTGTCGAGAACGTGCAGCGGGGTGCGGCGCCGGACCAGTTGATCTACGGCGGCCGGCGCCATGACGTCGTAGGTGGCGCCGACTGGTACACGCAGGACGGCTGGCGCGGCATCTTGTGCGTTGACGTGGGGCCAGCATGAAACAGAAGCAGCTCGAGGCTACCATCCGCGGCGCGCTGCTGACCCTGCTGGCCGAGCAGGGCGTCGATCTGCCGATCATGGCGGCGTTCCAGCCGTCCAAGCAGGGGCGAGTGGACGACGGCGTCTACTTCTTCCCGGTCAACCGCGGAAAACGCGGCTGGCAGGCGCGCAAGTACCAGGACGACGGCCAGGCGCTGACCGCCACGGAATCGCAGATCAACGAGTCGATGTATCAGTTCCAGGCGTTCGTCGAAGACGACGTGACGGCGCCGGCCCAGCTTCTGGCGTCTGACGTGCTGGCCATCGTGCGCGGCGTTGTCCAGTCCATGCGCTTCGTCCAGACGATGACGGCCGTCGGAATTGGCGTTCAGCGCGCGACCGACATTGTGATGCCGTCCTTCGTCAACGAGCGCGACAACTTCGAATTCAACCCGAACTTCACGGTCATCTTCACCCACCACCGCAGTATCTCCCAGGCCACGGCGCACATCGAGCAGGTTGTGTCGGGCATCCATCGCATTTGAGGAAATGACATGTCCATCAAGATGACTCGCTATGTCCGGATCATCAGCGCGGTGATCGGCGCCAATGCCGTCGCCCAGCAACAGCTCACCGGCCGGCGCTTCACCACCGATCCGCGCGTGCCGGTCGGTCAGATCGTCTCCGTCCGCCCTGGCGGCGCGGATGACTATTTCGGTTCGGACGCGCCGGAGGCGGCCTTCGCGCGCCAGTACTTCTCCTATGTGAGCCCGGCGCCGGCGTCCCAGGCGCCCGAGCTGCAGTTCGCGGCCTATCCCGATGTGGCGCGCCCGGGCCGCCTGTACGGATTTCGGATCTCGGCCAGCCTGGCGGACTTCCAGGCCGTCACCGCCGGCGCGATGAACATCAAGGTCGGGGAGTTCGCCTACGCGCTGACCGGCATCGATCTGTCCGCGGCCACCAGCTTCACGAACATCGCTCAGCTGGTGACCACGGCCATTGCGGCGGCGGCCACGGCAGCGTCCGGCACCGCCGCGACGGTTTCCTATTCGGCGCTCGGTGGTGCCTTCATGGTCGAGTCGGCCGTCGCTGGGCCCGGCGCCATCGTCGTGTCGCCGGCCACCGGGTCCGACGTGGGCGCCCTGTTGGGGCTGCAAGGTGCCCAGGCGATCAGCTCGCCTGGTTCGGTGGCTATGACGCCGCTCGAGGCCTTCCGCGCAGCCGAGAACGTGACCGATTCGTTCGGCTCGGCGTCCTTCGGTGCGGACATCGACCTGGCGGATGCCATCCCCCTGGCCGAGTACGTGTCGGGCGAAAACGTCAAGTATCAGATGTACTGGTCCGTCGACTCGGTGACCGCCGACGCCTGGAACGCGGCCATGATCGGCACAGCGTCCAATGGCCTGGTCTTGAACGGCACGGCCGGCGAGTACAAGGAAGCCCTGCCGATGGCAGTGATGGCGGCGACGGACTACGACCGGACCAACGCCACCATCAACTACATGTTCCGGCAATCGGGCGTGACGCTCACGTCTGACGTGACCGACGACCAGATGGCGGACTTCTACGACGCGCGCCGGGTGAACTACTACGGTCAGACGGCCAGCGCGGGGCAGAAGATCTCGTTCTTCCAGCGCGGCTACCTGATGGGCGGCGTCACGGCGCCGCTGGACATGTCGGTCCACGCCAACGAGCAATGGCTGAAAGCGTACATGACGGCCCAGGTGATGAGCCTGCTCCTGACGACCAACAAGATCCCCGCTAACAACGACGGCCGCGGCATGATCATGGCGATCATCCAGGGCGGCGTGAACAAGGCGCTGACGAACGGCACGATCCTGATCGGCAAGACGCTGACCGAGCTGCAGAAGGTGGCCATCGGCCAGCTGACCAATGACCCGCTGGCCTGGCACGACGTGCAGGACAACGGTTACTGGTACGACGTGCAGATCGAACAGGCCACTGGCCAGTCCGGTGTGACGGAATACACGGCCAAGTACACCCTCGTCTATTCGAAGGGCGACATGATCCGCAAGGTCGACGGCTCGCACAACCTGGTGTAACTGGCCAGACAACGTTTCAGGGCGGCTGCGGCCGCCCACTTCCATTTGAGGATCTGACATGTACGATACTTCCGCTATCGGCGTCGCCCTGCGCTGCGTGGCCAGCGAATCGTTCCCCGCCGGCTTCACGATCACCGAGTTCGCCGACGACGCTGACCCGTTCGATATTCCGGCCATCGACATTGCCACGGCGGGGATGAACGTCAACGGCGACATGGTGGTGTTCAGCGCGCCGACGCCCATCACCATCACCATCAGCGTGATTCCGGGCAGCGACGCGGACAACAACCTGGCGGTTATCTTCGAGGCGAACCGGGCTGCGAAGAACAAGCGCCACGCGCGCGACGAAATCACGCTGGTGGGGACTTACCCCGATAGCTCCAGCCTGAAGCTGAGCGAAGGCAAGATGATCAGCGGCATGCCCGGAAACTCGCCGGCGTCTGCCGGCCGCATCAAGTCGAAGACCTACACCTTCGCATTCCAGAACCTCTCCCGCACCCGCGCATAAGGGGCCGACATGGCTGACCTGATCAAACCCCGCGTCGTCATGGTGAAGAACCGTGATGGCGTGGAGAAGGCGTTCACGATCTCCCGGCTGCCCGCCACGGCGGCGCGGGAGGTGATCGCCAAGTACCCGCTGTCGAACATTCCCAAGCTGGGCGACTACCAGACCTCGGAAGAGGTCATGAAGAAGCTCATGAGCTATGTGGCGGTGGACTTGGACGGGCGCGAGCAGCGCCTGACCACAGCGGCCCTCATCGACAACCACGTCGACGACGGTATCCAGCTGATGCGGCTCGAGATCGAGATGATCGAAGAGAACACGGGTTTTTTCGGACTCGGCGGGCAGCGCGGTTTCCTCGACTGCCTGCTGGAAAAGTTTCTCCACTCGATTACGCCAATGCTGACCCCTTTATTGGAGCAATTGTCAGCTCAGGGCTCGCCCGACTCGTCGAACTCAAAACAGAAATAGACCTGGAGGAGGCGATGGACCTCTGGGAAATCGCCACGACCAACAAGGTCAATGAGATCCGCGCGATGGAAGCGGAGAAGAGGAAGTGACATGGCCTTGCTGGACGCGCTGACCTACATCATCGACGCCGATAACTCCAAGCTGAACAAGGAGATCGACCAGTCGGAGAAGAAGACCGACGAGTTCGGGAAATCGATGCTGACGGCCGAGGGGCGCGCGGCGTTGATGGAAGAGAAGGTCAAGGGGGCCTTCACTCGAATCGGCGCGGCGATTGTGGCCACTCTTGCCGCCTCGAAGGCGTTGCAGACGTTCAATGACCATGTGCGTACGGTCGAGCAGATCCGCAACACCAGCGAAGCCCTGGGCGTGGCCATTGGCGACGTTGACGCCTTCGGCAAGGCAATCGAGCGGATGGGCGGCGACGCTCAGGGCGCGCGCGACTCGCTGACGGACATGGCCGAGTCCATCGGCGAAGCGCTCCAGGACATGGATTCCGGGCGTGCCAAAGCGTTCAAGGCGCTGAAGATCAGCTTGAAGGACACCGAAGGCAACGCCAAGAACGCCGTGCAGGGCATGCTCGAATTGGCCGGCGCGGTCGAGGGCATGGGGCGAGAGCAGGCAGTCTTCAAGATCAAGGAGCTGGGGATCACCGACAACCGCACGGTGGAGCTGCTCCTGAAAGGCCGTCAGGAAGTCGAGCGCATGCTGCGCGTCCAGAAAGAGCAGGGCGTCGTCACCAAGGAGGCGGCGGAGCGGGTGCGGGTCTACTCGGAGACGCTGGCCAAGCTCCGGCAGAGCATCGGCGTGGCCACCAGCGGCATCGTGGACTGGATCCTGCCAGCCATCACCTGGTTCATCGACAAATTGGATTCGGTCGTCAAGTGGATGAACCGCCATGACACGTTCGTCAAGGGCTTCTTCATCGGTCTCACCACGATCTTGACGGCTATGTTTCTGCCCGCGGTGGTGTCGGCTACGGCCGCCGTCTGGGCGCTGATCGCGCCGTTCCTGGCGGTTGCCGCGCCCATCGCCGCCGTGGTGGCGCTGTTCGCGCTGCTGTACGACGACGTGATGAACTTCCTGGACGGGAATGACTCCCTGATCGGCCAGATCTCGGAGAAGTACCCGATCGTCGGCGAGACGGTGAAAGCGATGGCCCAGGCGGTGAAGGATGCCTTCCAGTGGATCGTTGACGCCCTGGCCATGTCGTGGGAGGCCATCAAGGGTTTCCCGTCGAAGGCGCTGGGCGCCTTCTCTGCGATGGGCGCCGGCATCAGCAACATTTTCGGTGCGATTGTCCGGGTGGTGAAAAGTGCCTGGGACTACATCGGCAGCGTCTTCGAGAGCGTGTCGTCGGTCATAAAGAAGATCGGCAAGTGGCTGGGTTTCGGTGGCGGCGACGATATCCAGGTGACGACCTCGAACGTCAACAAGGGAATCGCCGACGCGGAGGCGAAGGCCGCTGAGAACATGCAGGCGGCGCAGGTGCAGATGAACCAGGCTGCGGCGAATCCGATGAACTCGGTGACATCGACGGCAATCTCGAACGCCAGCAATGTCCGGACGGAAACCAACGTGCAGGTGGGCCAGGTCAACGTGCAGACCCAGGCGACCGACGCGCAGAGCATCAGCCAGTCGATCGGCGGCGGCCTGAAGGATGAACTCAAGAACTTGCAGGCTGACTCGGCCAGCGGAGTGCAACGGTAATGCAGCTATCAGACAGCCTATCCACCTCGACGCAGCAGCGGGTCGCGATTCTCGATGCTGACAGCCTGCAGGTGCTGTTTGCCTCGGCCGAGCCGATGCGTGTCGGCGTCAGGGAGGCCAAGCGGGCGACGAAGTTCGCAGTCGAAGACGGCACCGAGCGGTCGGATCACGTCGTGCGCGAGCTGACAGAAATTCAGATCGACTTCCTGCTGGCCGACGACACCCGAAACCAGTTTGAGGCAATCCGCCAGGCGTTCGAGCAGAACAAGCTGGTGACGGTTCAGACCAAAGTCCGGTCCTACGAAAAGATGCTCATCGTTGACGTGCCGCACGATGAGACGCCGGAGCTGGGCGCCGCGGTCAACGTCCCTATCCGGATGCAGGAGTGGATCGAGGTCAAGCCTGAATTCGGCACTCTCCCGCCTGAGAAGGTGGAGAACAAGGGGCAGTCGAGCACGGTGAAGCGTGGCCAGCAGACCACCGAGGAATCCGGAGAGGGAAAGAAGCGGCAGGGCAGCGTTCTGAGCGGGGTCTTCAAGTGAGAGACATAACCTTGTTGGCGGCACCGAACCAATCGCTGTCGGTCACGATCAACGGCGTGCTGTGGGATCTGGTTATCAAGGTGGCGCGCGGCACGATGGCGGCCGACGTGAAGCGCGACGGCGTCGACCTGGTGGTCGGGCAGCGCATCGTGGCCGAATTCCCCATCCTGCCGTACCGCTATCTCAGCCACCAGGGCAACTTCGCCATCCTGACGAGGGATGGTGATCTGCCCTGGTGGGAGGAATTCGGCCGGTCTCAGTCGCTGGTGTACCTGGAGCCTTCGGAGGTCGGCATCAATGATTGATCTACGCGCCATCCGGATAGGAATTGAGGTTTCCGGCCGGATGAACTACTACAGCGCCGCGGATGGCATGCGGATCAAGGCGAGCGGCACGAAGTACGCCAACGCGACGCAGAACGAGTGCAGCGTGACCATCTCGAACCTGCGACGCGAGACGCGCGACTTCCTGCTGACCGAGACCAGCCCGTTCAACAAGAACCGGACGCCCAAGCGTCTGGTGGTGGAAGTCGGGCGCGTCTCCACCGGCCTGTTCAAGGTTTACACCGGCGACATCATCAGCGCGGAGCCCAGCAGCCCGCCCGATGTGGACATCCTTCTGAAGTCGAAGACCGGCAACGCCTCGAACAGCGTGGTGGTGTCCAAGAGCGCTCAGGCGACCTCCAAGCTGTCATCGATTGCTGCTGCGGTGGCGTCGGATATTGGCGTCACGCTGGACTTCCAGGCGCTGGACAAGCTCATCGCCAACTATACGTACACCGGGGGGGCGCTGGGCCAAGTGAACCGGCTGGCCGAGGCCGGCGGGGTGCGCGCGTTCGTGGACGACACCAGGCTGATCATCCAGGACTTCGACAAGGCCGTGCGCGGCCGCGTCAAGATCCTGAACATGAACAGCGGCATGGTCGGAATACCGAAGGCGACGGAGAAGGGCGTGGAGGTGACCTACCTGATCGACGGGGAGTCGGTCCTGGGTGGCACGCTGCGCCTGGAGAGCAAGTTCAACCGGTCGCTGAACGGCGACTACAAGATCGACCAGCTGAAGTTCGACGTGGCGAGCCACGAAGACCCCTTTTTCTACCAAGCGACATGCAGCCGACTGTAGCCCCCAACATCGACGGCGCCGACGATGGCAGCCTGTCCGGCGTCCTGAAGTCGTGGATCCGATCGTTCATACGGGAGAACCTGGACGACATGCTGCCGGCGCAGGTGGTGTCCTATGACGAC